CCGGCATGCGAACCCGGCTCTGTAAGGCCTGTCGCCGCCGTGTGGAGCGGTCGACGTATCGCTAACGTCTCTGACTTCTTACATAGAACCTGCCGAGTTGCTTACAAAACGCTTTTACAAACGGCCGCGTTAGACGTAGCTACGCGACGAGGACGCTCGCAGAAAACCGCCTGACCCGTGGTTTTCTGTTAGGGCCGCCGGGCCTTATCATTACCGGCGAGCCGTGCGGCCGTCGCTCACAACTATGCCAGACCATAGCGATCCCGACGATAGCACCGAACCGCTGACTGAGTATCAAATCGAGCGCGACGTCTTTCCCAGCGACCTGTTGACGACGGATCGCTGGTTCGTGTGGGCGCTCGACAACGATCGGAAAATCCCACGCGCGCCGTGGGCCAACCCCGACCACATAGACAAATACGTCTCGTGGAAGGACACGGACAACTGGGTCGACTTCGAGACGGCCGACGAGTGGGCGTCAAAGGTCGATCACTTCGGACACGCCTCGTGCATACCGGCACACGAGGAAAACACGACCGAGCGCCTCATCTTTTTCGACTTCGACGACTGCCGCGACCCCGAGACGGGCGCGATCAACGCCGAAGCGTGGCGGTTCATCAAAGGCCACGACCTCCCTGCATGGCTATCAACGTCAGGCACCGGCCTGCACGCGTTCGCGTGGGGCTCGCTACCCGAGGGTTATAAGCCATCGTTCAAGCTGGCGCTCGACGAGTGGGCGTATAGCGACGACCCCGAACTCGAGGTGTACGCCTCGGCGCGATTCATGGCGCTGACGGGCGAGCACATCGCCAGCACACCCACGTCGGCGGCCGAGATGAACGCGCAGATCGAGGAACTGATCCGCGTCAAAGGCACCGAGCGGACCACCGGCACGGAACGCGAGCCCGACATCTCACGCGAGGAACTCGCCGACGTCGACTCGACGACCGACGTGACGGACATCTACGACGCGGTCGCACACACACGCCCGCGAGACATCCGGCTGCGCTCGCCCGTCACCGAGGAGTATACCGCTCGTGACGCGAATTGTGCCCGCGACCCGTCGTGGGCGAATAGCACCTCCGGCACGCGGCTCGCCGAGTTCGACACGCACTGGCTATACCGAAAGGGAAACCACCGACTCGACGCGCTGCAGGTCGTCGCGCTTGAGGAGCGGATCATCCGTGACGAGACGGACTACCCGAGCGGTGACGACTTCATCGAGGCCATCGACGCGCTCCGCGACCGTGGGGCGCACATCCCCGAGCTCGTCGCGACGGGTGGCCCCTCGTTCGACGTCACCGACACGGCAGCGGGCCACGACACCGACGAGGCGGCATCGAGCGACGCAACACACAGCGAGGCGACCGACGGCGGCACGGCAGCCGCGACGCCGTCAGAGACGACACAGCGTTCCACGTTCGAGGCGTTCGCGGACGAGGTGCGGTCGGCGGTCGCGGCCGTCGAGCAGGATGACGACGTCACACAGCGGACCGCACGCCACCGTATCGCCGACGCGTTCACACGACACTACAACTTTCTGTACCCCGAGCCCGAGGTGCGCGGCTGGCGCTCCGTGTTACACGTCTACAACGACGACCTCGGCATCTACGAGCCGCGCGGACAGACGGTCGTCGAGCAGTTACTCGAGCGCGCTGCTCGCGACTTTTCCTCGAACCAGGTCGCTATCGAGGTCGTGAATAAGATCAAGCGCATGACGGCCGCACGCGGACAGCAGTTCGAGCGGGAACCCGAGCGGCTCGTCGTCGAGAACGGTGTGCTCGATTTGCACACGGGCGAACTCTCGGCGCACACGCCGACCGAGTATCATCGACAGCGGATCGACATCCGGTGGAACCCCGACGCCGGCGATCCGACGGCTATCGACGAGTTCCTTCACGAGATCGTCGACGACGATGACGTCGTCACGCTGTACCGGCTCATCGCGCACACGCTGTACCAGGAATACATCGCCGAAAAGGCTGCTATACTCATCGGCAGCGGGCAAAACGGAAAGTCGGTGTTCCTCGATCTGATCGAGACCTTCCTCGGCGAGACGAACGTCACACACAGAGAACTGCAGGACTTCGACGACGACACGTACGCTGCGAACAACTTACAGGGAAAACTCGCGAACCTCGCGACCGAGATCGGCGAGCAGACGCTTAGCGATACGACCACGTTCAAGAAGCTGACCGGTCGCGACACGATCGATGCACCCGTCAAATTCGAGAAACCAGTTCAGTTCGAGAACTTCGCGACGCTCATGTTCGCTACGAACGAGATGCCCGTCTTCGGACAGGATAACCACGCGATATGGCGGCGATGGGTGTTCGTCGACTTTCCGTATACCTTCGACGCGCGTGACCCGTCAGCCAAAGACCCCGAACCGAAAGCCAAACTCATGCGACGACTCACGAGTCAGCGCGAGCTCGAAGCGCTACTCCTTCGCTGTCAACAGGAGATCGAACGCTGGCACAGCGAGCCCGACACGGCGTTCTTTGCTGACGCCATGCCGCCGGAGGTCGTTCGCGATAAGATGAAAAAGGCCGCCGAACCGGTGTATAATTTCGCGTCTGTGTGTCTCGAAGTCGGCGATGCCGACAGCACCTACGTGGAAAAGTCTGTCGTGAGAGCCGCGTATCGGGCCTACGCCGACGAGGAGGATTTACCCACCGTGCCGGAAAACACGTTTGGCGAGCGGCTCGTGGGCCTCCGTGACTTTCCTATCGACCCCGCACAGCGGCGTGTCGACGGCTCGCGCATGCAGGTGTACGAGGGTATCGAACTCTCGTCGCGAGGCCGCCAGGTCATCGGCGCCGACGAGCACACCGACGAGTCGCAGTCGGCGGTCGACGACGCCGAGCAGGCGACCGCTGTCGTCATGGACACCGTGCGAGCTATGGTCGAGGAGAACAACGGCGACGCCGTGCCGCGCGAGGGCATCGTCTGGCGTGTCGCCGGCCAGATCGGAAAGGCCACCGGCGAGCGTGCGCTCGACGAGCTCAAAAAGAACGGTCGCGTCATGGCCGGCGACGACGGCATCCTGCCGACCGAATAACCGACCTCCTTTTTAAACTTATAAAGGCCGCTTAGCGGCCGCTTTCAGTGTCACAAACCCGAGGTGTCAGGGGCTGTCAGAGGCAGATCCGCGCTGCCCCTGACACCCAAAACCGCATGACGGCGAGGCCGTGAGTCGTGGGTGTCAGAGGCGTCAGGGGCAGATCGCGTACCTATCGCACGCGCGCGAGGTATCTGACTATTGTGTAAGTTTTGTAGCATAATATCGGATCTGCCCCTGACGCCTCTGACACCTGGCGATGAAGTCGCTGCCGTATGGCGTTTTTCGGTGTCAGAGGCAAACAAAAACTGCCACTGACAGCCTCTGACAGTTTCGGCGACGAAACGTCACGCCCGCTGCTGTACCACTTTCACTTTCACCACGCACACATGGCTGACGACTAAGTGGCTCACTCCCCACCTATTAAACGCCGTGTCAACGCACCACCCACCGAGACGGCGACGTATCGCAGTTGTAACTATCGCGGCGCTGTTGATCACCGGCGGCGTGCTCGCCGCTGCCACGACCGGCGCGTCGGGTCAGACGAGTATCAGCGTCGAGTCGCTGACGGCGTCGAACCAGGAGGCGACGATCGACGGCGACGTCAGCGATGTCGGCATCACCGCCGATCTTCGCTACGACCACGAGGTGCCGAACGCTGACGGACGCGTCATCGAGCTCCACGTCGGGCCGAGCGAGAGCGAACTGTCACAGGTGACGTTCGTCAGCGAAGCCGACCCACAGGACGCTGCGACCGGCACCGTGACGCTTGAGGGCTCGCTCCTCGAGGCCGGCTTCACTGCCGGCCAGTTCGACCCGCCGGCGGCCGGCACGACCACGACTGAGGTCGTGGTACAGGCGGTCATCGAGGTCGACCGAGCGAACGGCGAGACGGTCACGCGGACAGCGACGGACACAGCCACGATCACGATCCACGATGACGGCACGATCACGGCAGCTGTCGGCGGTGAGGTGAGTTTCGACGTGCAGATCGAGTAAGCTCACCCGAGCCCTTTTCGATATAGAAACTATTAAGTAATGCCCGCCCGGATAGTGTAGTATGGGACACAGCACCACCCACTCCCATGATGCACAGCGCGCTGCTGCAGCGTACGACGACGTCGTCGCTGTCGAGGACGTCGCTCCGGGCATGGTCCGCGTCGTGACGTGGTCGGACGCGTACGTCGTCGACGCTCGTGACGGCGGTTGTACGTGCCCCGACAAACAGTACCGAGGCGTCGCTCGATGTAAACACGAGTACGCGGCGCTCGCGAGCGACACCTCGCTTCCCGACGCCGGCATGACGGTCGACGATCTCTCGAGTCGGCAGCCGGTCGCGACGGACGGCGGCGAGCCGGACCGGCCGCATGACTGCGAGTGTTGGGACGTCGACGAGAGCCTGCCGTGCTGGCCGTGCTACCGCGAGGGTTACCGCTCGCAGAACCCCGCAGAGCCGGCCGCTGACGACGCTGACGCGGACGCCATAGACAACGAGAGCGACATGGACGGCGACGCGCCGCCGACGATGGCGGACAAACTCGACGCACAGGCGGAGGTGTTCAGCCGATGACCACGGTCCGCACCATGTACCGCGTCGAAGACGATCGCGGCGTCGTCGAGCTCGCGTACGACGCGGAACACGCCGAGCGACTGTCGCGCGCCGGCTACCGAGTCACGGCGCTCACGGAGGCGTACCCCGATGAGTGACGCGTGCGTGATCTGCGGCTACCCGACGGTTCCGGGCGGGGAGGCGCGGCGCTGTTTGGAGTGCATCACGAGCGCCGAGCGGACGTCGATCACCGTGCGGCACGGCGACGGTCACGAGCGGCGGATCATCTTCGAGCGCGGCGAGGACGGCACACGGATGGAGACACAGACGCTGACGCGCGGCGGTACGTGGCGGACGGTTGGCAGTGAGAGAATCGAGAGCGTCGAGATCAAGTAAGACTACTCGCCGCTCTCGAAGGCTTCTTTTTCGGCGATGCCGATCCCGATGAGGTACGTCTCGAGCGCTTTCTCGCCGGCGATTAAGAGCGCACCGAACGAGAGCGCGTATATCGGCTCGACGCCGGCGGCGACGAACCAGACGGTCGAGGCGAGCGCGATGACGTTCCAAATGAGGTCGGTTGTGCGGTGCATGAGCGGGGTGACGGTTATGCCGAGCGCGGTGCGCGCGCCTCGGTCGAGTGCGTCAAGCTCGTGTTGATATGAGCTCGCGAACGCGGCCGCGAGAGTCGTCTGTGCCGACATGGCATCACGCTGGTTTTCGGGTCGGAGGTCCATAATGGTACGGACGACACGAACGTGTTTAAGTGACATGGCGACGTAGCGCACACGAGGCGAGCACCGGCGCCGTGGTCCGCGTTGGGCGGTGGTACCGCCCGTCGTCAAACGCACCGCACCGAAATAATTGGTTGTGCTCGTGCCCCGGCACGCTCCGGGGTGTGTCTCACCGCTGTCACACCGCGAGCGACGCGTATGCTTTAGGCCGTGCACGACCAAACACGGGTATGAGACAGGTGACGATGGAAAACGGGCGCGTCGTCGACGTCGACGCTGACGAGGCGGAGTCAGAGGACACAGCTGAGGCGGACGTCGACGAGGAGGGCGCGGCGTGACGCTGAACCCGTTCATCGAGCTGGCGCGCGACCCCGTCGAGGCGCTCGCGTGGCTCGGCTACGTGTTGCTCATGTTCGGCATCGTCGCGGCGGCGATCCCGTGGGCCGCTCGACAGGCGGTGGTCCTCGTCGTGCGCTACCAGAAGAACGCACAGAGTGACGCGTGGTGGTCGCTCGGGCAGCGCCGGCGTGGCTACATCCCGCCGCTGTCGTGGTTGTCGCGACTGTTTGCCATCGTGTTCGTGCTGGCCGTGGCCGCGTGGGCGCTCGGCACGATCGTGTGGGTGATCGGGTGATGGGCGAGGATGACGCGACCGACGCGGCCGACGCCGAGGAGCTCCCCGAGAAACCCGCCGGCGAGCAGTGTAACGCTCGCAAGCGCGCGGGCGATGGCTACTGTAAGCTCCGCGCGGGCCACGGAACGGATCACGTCGGCCTCGGCCGGTGCAAGTTCCACGGCGGCACGACGCCCGGCCAGACGAAAGCGATCGTCGACGAACTCGAGGAGGCGGCCGAACACGGCGCGACGGCGCTCAAGCTGAAACTGAAGCTCATGCTCGACGCGCTCGAAGATGACGACGACGTCGACGCGCACGAGCTCGACCGACTGGCCCGCACGGTGCTCGACCGGACCGGCTACGGCAAAAGCGAGACACACGAGGTTGACGGCGACGTCAGCGGCGACCTGACGCTGAACGTCGAGCGCGAGGTGATCACGAGTGACGACACAGACGATTAACGAGCAGGTGCACGAGGGACAGGCGGAGGTCCTCGACAGCGAGGCCCGGTTTCGTATCGTCGCGTGTGGCCGGCGATGGGGGAAGACTGTCACCTGCGCGAAGGAACTCCGCGATGGCCTCTTGAGTCACGGCGATGGTTGGCTGGCGTGGTGGGTGGCGCCGACCTATCAACAGGCGGAGATCGGCCTGCGGTCGCTCCGCGACGAGTTGCCGGACGAGTTCATCGAGAGCGTCAACCAGTCGAAGCTCCGCGTCGAAGCCGTCACGGGCGCGACTGTCGAGTTCAAGTCGGCCGACAAACCGGATAACCTACGCGGCGAGGGCGTCGACCTGCTCATCGCTGACGAGGCCGCCGAAATCGATCAGTACGCGTACGAGAACGCGCTGCGGCCGACGCTGACGGACAGCGAGACGTCGCGCATGATCGCTATCTCGACGCCGAAGGGGCGCGGCTGGTTCTTCGAGTTCTTTCAGCGCGGACAGTCGGATGACTGGCCGACGTATGAGGCGTTCCGCGAGCCCACGACGCAAAACCCGTTTATCAATCAGGCCGACGTCGCCGAGGCGGAGCGTGAGCTGCCCGAGCGCGTCTTTCGACAGGAGTACCTCGCGGAGTTCGTCGACGAGACGGGCGGCGTCTTCGAGCAACTCGACGAGCGTCTGTTTACGGGCGCGTACGAGCTGCCGGTGCCGGCGGCTGACGCGGCCGGCCCGTTCGCGACCGGCGTCGACTTTGCCAGACACGAGGACTATCGCGTCGCCGTCACGCTCGACTCTGACGGGCGTGTCGTTCAGTTCGACCGCGATCAGGGCGAGACGTGGCCGGAGATCCACAGCGTTGTGCGTGACATCGCCGAGCGCTACCCCGGCGTCGTCGCCGTCGACGCCTCGCGTGACAACAAGATCGTCGCCGACCTCGAAGCCGACGGCGTCGCCATCGAGCCGGTAAAGTTCACGGCGACGCGAAAGCGACAGCTTATCGAGAACCTCATCGCGGCCATCGAGGCGGAGTCGCTGACTGCGCCCGAGATCGACGCGCTGCGCACGGAGCTCGAAGTATTCGAGGCCGACGTCACGCGTGGCGGGAACCTCCGCTATGACGCGCCGAGCGGCTTCCACGACGACACGGTCGACGCCCTCGCGCTGGCGGTCGACGTCCGCGAGCAGGCCCGACGACTCGGTGCGGCGACGACCGCGCGCGTCGGCGGCGGTGAGGAGCCGGCGTCGGGTGGTGGCGTCGAGACGGCCGCGCTCCGATCGGCTCGCGAGCGCACACAGAACACGGGGAAGTGGTGACATGGCGGTCCCGAGACATCCAGCGCAAAACGAGACGTTCGAGGATGACGCCGACGAGCGCCTCCTGTCGAAGACGCGGGCGCCGCTTGAGGAAATGCCGACGTCGTCGTTCACGTCGTCAAACGTGCACAGCGGCCTGTACGACTTCGGCGAGCGCGAGTTGTTCATGCGCTACCTGCGGACGGTCGGGCCCGACGCCATCTACCGCTACGACGGCGTGCCGGCGAGCGAGTGGCAGGGGCTCAAACAGGCGCGGTCGAAAGGGTCGTACATCAACGCGAACGTCGCGTTCGACTATTTCTACACACGGATCAATCGCGGCGAGATCCCTGACGAGGACCAACAGGCGGCGCCGAACACGCTCGTGCGACGGTTCGTTTCGACACCGTGACTTTTGTCGGTCGGCGCCGAAAGAGGCCTATGAGCATCTTCGACGATGCCGCGCGGACACTCGCGGCTGGCGACGAGACTGACAGCTCCACAGACGACGTCGACACGAACACGGCGCCGGACACGGCCGGGCCGCGCTCCTCGAAGGGCGACGTCGGCACGCTCGACGGGGCGTTCACCACGACGATCCGCGGGCAGACCGTCGCCGTCGACGGCGAGGAACTGACGATCGCACGGCCCGAGACGAAACAGCCTGACGAGACGACGGGCAACTGGCTCACCGCGAGCGACGCGTACGGTGTGCCGCGTGGCGTCGAAGCGGCCAAACAGCGCCAACTCGTGCAGACGGCGAGCATGCAGTCGATCGTGAACGGCATCGTCGACCAACTGCTCGGCGGTGAGCTCATCTTTGTCGACGATGAGGACGTGATGGAGGACCTCACGCCGGCGGAGCGCGAGGCGGCCGGCGAACTCAAGCGCGTCATGCGTGACATCCTGACGGGCCCGCACATGGGCGACGAGGACCTCGACGACCTCGTCACGGCCGCCGTCGAGGACATGCTCGGGCCCGGTAATGCGTACTGGCAACTGCTACCGGCTGACGACGAGTCGCTACCGGTCGTGTCGCTGACGGCTCTCGACCCGCTGACGATCCGCCACAACTACGACGAACACGGCTACCCCGAGACGCCGGCGTACTGGCAGGCCATCGGCTCGTTCAGTTCGGCGGCCGCGTCGGCCGGTATCATGGACCCGACGCCGCTCTCGTCGGACGAGCTCGCTGTCATGCGCTACCCGAAAGGCTCGCGGTCGTATCGTCGCTACCCCGTCAGCGCGGCGTGGCAGGTCAAAGAGTGGCTCGAGATCCTCGCCGACTCGGTGACGCATCATAAGCGCTACTACTCGGACAACGAGGTGCCGCCGGGGCTCATGCAGGTGGTGAGCGCGAGCGACTCGACAATACAGGACATCCAAAATCAGGTGGAACAGGCGAGCGGCGACCCGCGCGACTTCCCCATCGTCGGCGGCGAGGCACCGGCGCAGTGGATCGAGATGGGTGGCACGGCGCTGAACCTCGACGTGATTCAAGAGCAACAGTGGTTTTACGAGCTGTGTCTCGGCTCGCTCGGGCTCGGCAAAGCGGAGGTCGGCATGATCGAAGACGTCAACCGCGCGAACGGCGAAATCGAGGCCGACCGCGTCTACAAGCGTGTCGGCCAGGCGTTCGGCAAACAGTTCGAGCGCGCGTTCATGCACGTCTGCCGGCAGTTCGACGCGTTCGTTGACCTCGGGGAACCCTTCACGCCGACGCTCGCACACAGCGACCCGCGCGCCGAGGCGGCGAAACAGGATCGGCTCCGCGAGGAATACGAGGCGGGGAAGCTGACGCTGCGGCAGTACGTTCGTCGCGCCGGCGACGCCGACATCGCCGACGACGACGAGCAGTTCACGGTGGAGATCGATGGCACGACGGTCGACTACGGCGATCACCCGAAGTGGGTGGCCCGTCGGCTACTCTCGAACGCTGGTGCGACCGATCCCGACGTCGGCGGCGGTGGCGGTGGCGATGCCGCCGACAGCGAGGAGGTGTAACGCATGGGATCGTATGGCGTCAGAGACGTCGAAGTCGAAGCGCACCTCTCACGCACCGCCGAGAGCGAATTTCGCTACTACGCGCGTCACGGCCGCGCCTACACAGCCACGTCGCTCCTGTCGAACGCCAGCAGCGGCGACACGTCGGCGGTACAGTTCAGTAACCCAGCCGGCTCGGGCACGACGGCCGTGTTCACGCTGTTGCAACTCTCGGCAGCGTCGCGTTCGTACGCTCGGCTGTACGACACGTTCGACAGCGGGCCGACAGGCGGCGACGCGCTGCAGGTGCAAAACGTGCGCCTCGACGCCGGGGACGGCGCGCCCGATGTCGGCTCGGTGACGGCCACACAGAACCCGACGTACACCGGAGCGTCGACGCACACGGCCGAGTTGCTGCCGGGTGGGCAGGGCGGGAACGCTGTCGGCGCGGAGATGACGATGCCGGCCGTGTTGCTTGAGCCCGACCGCCGGATCGTCATCGAGGTCGAGAAACTCGCGTCCGGGCCCGATGAAGTCTCGCTCGTGCCGCGCTGGTACGAGGTGCCGCAGGTGTTCAGCGAGACGAACGTGGATCCGCCGTTCGACGACGTGATCCGTGGCTGACGACGAGCCCGAGGGCGTCATCACGACGGCGCGACTCCACCCGGCGCTGCCCGTCTGTGTCGACGGCGATGGCTGTTAGTGACGTATGGGAACCGTCACCGCACAACAGTCGGTTACTAAATAGACCCTTAAGGATCGGGCGCAAAAGCCACCACACAGGGGCATCCGAGACACATGGACGACACACGGAAGACGGAGCACCGCACGCGCTACCGAGCCGCCGGCGATCGTGTCGACGTGCGCGAGGCCGACGACGAGGACGTCTTCGAGATCCGGATGCCGATCGCGTCGACCGGCACGGTGCGGAACGAGGGCGACGACCCGCTCTCGCGCGCGGAGATCGACGGCATGCGCGAGCAGATCAACGACCGCCGTATCGGCGTCTTCCCGGCACACGGTGGCGACACGATGATCGCCGCCGGCCAGTATTCGCCGTTCGAGCGCCTCGGCGACTGGCATGACGCGGAGCTCGTCACGAGCGAGCGGTCAGACGGCGTCGACGCCCTGCTCGTCGCGACCGCGCGGATGCCGGACCCAGAGACGCTGCCACAGGCGACGGGGCAGTATCGCGAAGCGCTCGCGATCCTCAAAGAGCAGGCGAAGCGCGGCATCGGACAGGACTCAAGCATCGGGTGGCGCGATGATGACAGCTTCCCCGGCGGCGTCGACTTGATGGAAGCGTCGATCGTCGGCATCGGTGCCGACTGGCGCACCAACACGAGCGACGAGGCTGCCGAGGTCGTCGCACGCGAGGCCGTCGCGGCCGGCGCCGACCCGGACGCACTCGTCGAGCGCGTCGCCGCGGCCGTCGGAACGCGTGACACGCCGACCGACGCGCGGCCGTTCGGCCCGCCCGGCGGCGACCCCGAGCGATGGGAGGACTTTGACGCCTGCGTCGCCGAGGTCGACGATTGGGACGGCATCGACGACCCCGAAGCGTTCTGCGCGAACGCGGAGCAACAGACGAAGGCCGCCGACCGTGCGACGTATGACGTCGGCGACGAGACGCTCGACCTGACGCCGCCGGACTACATGGTCGCGGCCGCTGACGCCGCTGCCGAGGCCGGCGACGAGGGCCTCATCCCGAGCGACTGCGGCACCGGTCGCGGTGACGACCGACGCGATCAGATCCGCGACGACGAGACCGGGCCTGACGTGTGGGAGGAAATCGCCGCGTACCTCACGAGCCACGCCGAGGACGTCACCGCTGACGGCTCGCCCGGCGAGTGGACCGACGAGGAGTGGGCCGACTGCGGGAACGCCCAATACGCGAAGTGGGGCGGCACCGGCGACGGTCGCGCGCTCGACAAAGCACAAGAATACTCGAACATGGTCGCACGAGCCCGCGACGAAGAACTGCCATACCCGGACCGCGCGGTCCGAAACCTCGATGACCCCGCCTTTGCGGACGGCGACGCGGTCATGTGGTCGTGGCAGGGCGAGCCCGTGCACGGTCGCGTATCTGACGTCGGTGCCGAGTATACCGTCGGCGGGAACACGATCACCGGCGCCGAGGGCGAGGCCGTCTACCTGATCCACGAGTACGACGAGGCCGTCGAGGCGTTCCGCGAGGACAACGTCGCGAAGCCCGAGGCGTCGCTCGACGCGTCACAAAAGGACCTCCCGCCGGCATCGGACGAGAACATGCAACACATGGACAGCGATACTACCACCACAGACGACCCGGACGCACAGCGTGCGCCGGCGGACCTGACGGAGGATGACCTCCTGACGTTTACCGCGGTGCACTACGACGGCATGGACGAGAGCGATCTCGCCGAAGCCGCCGACGCGGCCGATGCCGAGTTTGTCGGCGAGACGAACATCGAGGAATTGTTCGATCTCGTCTCACTCGTCACCGGCGCGGAGTATGGCGATGTCGAGGAGGTCATGATGGGCCTCATCGAGATGGCCAACCAGGAAATGGGCGACAAAGACGACGAGGAGGGGGAGGAGGACGACGACGGCGAGGACGACGACGAGCGCGCCATCGCGGAGCGCGTCGCCGAGCTTGAATCCGCCCTCGAGTCGGTCCGTGGCGGCGACACGGACGTCGCACGCGCGGCCGGCGCTGACGCTGAGGCTGACTCTGACGCTGACGCTGACGCCGAGGCCGACGCCGAGCGGAGCACCGACACCGACGCTGATACCGAACGCGAACAACAGCCGACCGGCCCCAACTGGCGGGCCTAAAACGCCAGTCTGACACACACTCATGGCGACTAACGCACCCGACACGACCGCGGACGACTTTCAGGACACCCTCCTGTCGCTCGCACGCGGCACCCGACTGAACGATAGCAAAGCCCGCGACGCGTTCCACGGTCTCGTGGAAGCGTGGGGCATGCCGACGACGCGCGTCGGCCCGGACGCAAAGCCTGGCGCAAACATCTCGCTCGTCCGCGAGAAGATGCTCGAACCCGACTGGCGGACCTCCGACGAGACGTGGACGTCGCGCGAGTTCGGTTCAAAGCGGCCCTTCCTCGCTGGCACCGCGGCCTCCGCTGGCGCCAACGACGAGGGCACCGCCGTCCGCCGTGCGTTCGACGACATGACCGAGCGCGCGACGATCGACGCCAACAACCCGATCCTCGAGACGGCGTCGCCGGTCGAAGTTGACCCGCAGCTCGTCGAAGTCCTGCGGAGCCGCGCGCCGATCCGCGACCGGATCATCACACAGGCACAAGCCGGTTTCCAGGCACGCTACAATACGATCAACGACCGGTCCGACCCGCTCGGCATGCTCTCGGAAGCCGAAGCCGTCGACCTCTCGGGCGACACCCCGAGCGACTTCGGCATCGGCAGCGAGGTGAAGGACATGAAGCGGTTTGTCGACCTCGTCGAGATCTCCGACTTCGCGCAGCGCGCGGAGGAAACGCTCGACTACATGGACCTCACCGAGACGACGATGGGGCAGCGGATGATCGAGGCAAACCTGTTCCTCGCCCGGCAGTACTACTACGGCGACCCGTCCGTCGCGGCCGGTGACCGGTCCATCGAGGACGGCGACGCCTTCGAGGGCATGGTCGCGCTCGCGTCCGACGCGTCGAGTTCCTACGTCGTCGATAAGTCGACCGTATCGAGCGGCTTCCTCGAGGACATCAAAACCGAGCTCACGACCGTCGTCGAGAACACGGGCCTCACGTACGACGCGGCCGCGATCCCCGTGTCGCCGACCATGTTCGACGCCCTCGAGAACGAGGCGAACGCGGTCGTCCGTCTCGACAGCTACGACGGCGAGATCCGCTACGGACGGCGCTCCATCCAGATCAAAGGCGTCGAAGTGTTCGAGGACCCGAACATCCGTAACTACTCCGGCCTCTCGTCGAGCACGACCAACGGCGGCGACGCGGGCGACGTGTTCATCTACGACACGCGGAACCTCCAGTACCGCGAACTCGCGCCGATGTCGACGGTCCCGCTCGGCAAGATCGGCCTCGCCGACCGCGCGGCCATGTTCGAGTACGGTACGCTCCTGTCGAAGTCGCAGGGCGAGCACATCCGTGTGCTGCAGGCCTACGACGTCTAAGGTGGCATCATGACGCACACCACCACAGACGTCGACCGCGAAAGCGGCGGGTCGGTCGTCAGCGTCTACGCTACGATCGACATCACCTCGCTCGACGGCGCGAACACCGAGCCGTTCGACACCGAGGCGGAGCTGAAGGTCGACCCGCTCGGCGTCAGCGTGCAGGGCGTCGAGAACGCGGCCAGCTACACGGTCGCATACGACCACGTCGCCGGCGACCTCGTCGTGAAAGGTCAGGACGGCACGGACCCCACGGCCGGTACGGACGTCGGCGAGGTCCGCGTCCGCGTCGACGGCGACGTCGGCCCCTGACGACACCCCATCATGCCACGCTACCGACATCCCCGTGCGCTCGACGGCGCACGGCCACAGATCGCCGTGTCGCTCAACGGCAACACGATCGGCCTCGACGCCGACGGTTGCTTTGAGACGTCTGACGAGGACGCTGTCGCGTCACTCGCGGCGGCCTACGGCGTGGATGTCGACCGGTTACGCGTCGGCGACTCGCCCCCCTCGCCACCGGACGAGGACACGGCGACGTGCGACGCGATCAAGTCGGACGGCGAGGTATGCGGCCGGTCGCTGCCGTGCCGCTACCACGACGACGACTGACGACCCCGTATTTCTTTAACTCTCGCGGCCGTAGCGGCGCCTATGGCATGGACGACACTCACGGCCTCGCGTGATGACATCGACGAGAAGATCAGTTCTTTCGAGTCGGGCGTGACGAGCATCGACAACTTCGCCGCGACGGGCCACGGATACAACCAGGTCACGGCGTTGATCCAATACACGCCCTGACGGATGGCGACGAGAAACTCATTCCCGCTTACGTTCGACGTTGCTTTCGTGAGCGGGACACAGGCGACGGTCACACGCCCCCCGGCAAAGCTGTCGGCCGCTGTCGAAGCGATCGAGGCCGAGGTGACGTCAATCGACGACGTCGACATCGAGTCACACGGGCAGGCACAGATCACCGCTGTCGTCACGTTCACGCCGTAGCGACCCCGCACTTCTTTAGCGCTCGCTGCCGTAGCGGCGCGTATGGCAACACCGGATCGCCTGTCGCTCGCGCTCCCCGTCGACGTCATGCGACGGATCGACGCGACCGTCGGCGGCGCACAGATCGAGGCCGACCAACCGCTCGGGAGTGGCGACGACTACGACACGATCGCCAGCGCCATCGAGGACGCCGAGGGCGCCTTTCGCTCCGAAGTCGAACTCTCGGCCCGCGTCTCTCGCGAGGGTATCCCCGAGCGCCGCGAGACGTTCGAGCATGCGACGTACAAAACCTCGGGCCACAAGCTGACGAAAGGCACCTTCACGGGTGTGTGGACCGACTACCTCCCCGAACAACAGTCGATCATGCTGCAGTACGGGCGTGTGCTTCCGTTCGACGCGACGACTGGCGACGCCGTCTACTTTTATCGTGGCATCCAGTCGGACGGCAGCGACTCGTGGGTCGACCTCACCGACGAGCGCGGCGCGATCTGGGAGATCCTCGACCACCGGAGCGGCCGGTTCACCTTCGACCCGACGACGCTCACTGAGTACGTCCTCGACTCATACACGGGCTCGTATCAGTCGGTGCCGACGTTTCTCAAGCGCATGCGCTTTGCCGTCAGCTACCGACACGGCGTCCTCGACCGCTCGTCCGAGCAGGTGGGGCGCACGACGCTCGACGCGACGCTCACCGCGAGCGAGACGGGCGGCGTCGCTGTCGACGACGTCGAAGTGCTATCCTCGGGCGCCGTCGGTGACACGGCCATCCTGCGCGTCGGCACCGAATACGTGAGCGCGACCTACGACCGCGTCGCCGGGGAGGTGACGATCCTCGAGCGTGGCATCCGCGGCACCGAAGCCGTCGACCACGACGCCGACGAGGCCGTGATGTACGTGCCGCCGGAGTATCGCGCTGCCGTCGCCGCACGCGCCGCGGCCGCCGTCACGTCGAGCGCGCGGTACTCCGCATGGCTGCCCGATGCCGACGACGCCATGAGTCGCACGGAGCTCGTGAGCCAACTCGAAGACCACTACGCCGGCATCGTCGACGCGCTGGCGTAGCGGGCGTTTATACGACAGGACGGCACAGCGAGCGTATGGGCCACCCACAGAGCGGCGACGCGATGGCAGCGGCGCTACTGAACGACACGGCCGAGCTCGTCAACGACGACCGCGACACACACGGCGACGCCGTCGAGAACCAGCAACACATCGCCGACGCGTGGACGTGGTACCTGCGCGGTCAGGGGCTCCTCGACGACGGTGACGCCGTCATGGGCGACGACGTGGCGGCACTCATGACGCTGGTGAAACTCTCACGGCACGCGGTCGGCGATCGCGACATGGACCACATGCGCGACGTCGCCGGCTACGCGGGCATCGGCGGCGCGTGCATGGTCGACCGTGGCGCGGCGCCGGCCGACGAACTCGCACGCGGCGCGTACGAGTCGGCACACCTCGGCGAGCGCGAGGACACCCCGCCCGAGTCGTCGACCATGGCTGACCGGATCGACGACGACACCGACGACGGCGCGACGGCCGACGAGCTGTACGCACTCGTCACCGACGCCGTTCGCGCCGGCGCGTATGGCGACGCTGTCGGATGTCTCGAGAACGCCGACGAAGCGAAGCGGCAGCTCGCACGACTGGCGTCAGAACGCGCGAGCGCCGAGGCGGCCGAGTGACTATCACGGTACACAACATGCCTGCGAACCCCAACAACACCGAACGCGTGGAAGTGATTAGTGAACAGTATCATGAACTAAGAGTCGCAGTCGAATTCTACACCAATAGCGCGATGGCGATCCGGCGTGGTAAAGATACTGACGAAGACTTTTCGCGCGTCTGGTTGGATAGTTTTGAGAAACAGCGGCTCAGACGCCTGTTGAACGACCAACTCGGAGACGCCGAGGCGGCGGACACAGACGACGAGCCGACTGACCCCGGCCGTGTCGTCGACGCGCACCGAGAGATCGCGCGCGGCGAGTGACGGCAGCCGAGCGACATTTTATCACGACGGACGCCGCAGTGTACGTGATGCCTGATCTGTCACAGCGGCAGCGTGATGTCCTCAATTTGCTGCCAACCGACGCCGACGAGACGGCCGGCGTGTCGCGGACCGACATCGCCGAGGCGCTCGACATCGCGCCGACGACGATCGAGCACCACATGGATCAGCTCGAAAAGAAGGGCTACGTCTTAGACTACGAGCGCGAGGGCCGACAGGCGCTCTGGTACGTCGCGGCCATGCCCGACGACGCCGCAGCCGAGTACACCGACGCGGACACGTCGCCGTCAGACGAGCGAGACGACGCGCTGCCGGACTTTTCTGACACGCCCGTCGCCGACGACGCGCCGACGTTCGACGCGCTCACGGACCGCGAGCGCGTGGTTATTGACGAACTCGAAACGGGCGCCACGGTCGACGACCTCGCGGAGCGGCTCGACGAGCGCGTGTCGATCGTCACCGAGCACCTGCGCGATCTCCGGCGGAGTGGGTGGCAGGTGTACGTCAACGAGAGCGCGGGCCACATCGCCATCGAGTCGGACGCACCGCTCCGCTCAAGCGAGCACAAAGGCACGCGCACGCGAAAGGCGAACCAGTGGTGGGAACTGTCGCATAATTCGCTCGTGCGTCAGTATCGGTCGCTCGACGCGCCGACGGCGCCGCTGCAGGCACACGACAGCCGCGAGGATTGGTGTGTGCACATGACGGACCTTCACGCCGGCGACGTCGTCCGTGACGACAGCGGCGAGGTCGTCTATTCGACCGATGACATCCCCGACGTCGTCGACTACGTCACCGAACAGGGCTTGAGTCTCGCACACAAACACGGCTCGACGTACGACACCGCGCACCTGCTGTGGGGCGGCGATTTTGTGACGAACGAGGGCATCTATGAGGGCCAATTCGAAGACCTCGACGCCTGGCTCGACGAGCAACACGAGACGCTTATCGACCCGCTCATCGCACAACTCAAAGCCTTCAGCGAGTCGCCGCTATTCGACACGGTGCAAGTGGTCTGTCAGGTGGGTAATCACGGCAAGAACCGCGCGAGCGGCACGAGTCGGCAGGCGAACGCCGACCTCATCCTGTATAAGACGATCCGCAACACGGTCGCACAACTCCGCGACCACGCCGACGTCCTTCATAACGTCCACTTCGAGATCGGCGAGGCGCGACCGTATCGCAACTTCGAGCTGCGCGGTGGCGACCTTCGCGGCCACCTCCGACACGGACAACACCGACGGCCACAGGCCGAGACGTCGGCGCGCGATAAGGAGTGGACGAAAACGCTGCTCGATCACGAGTTCGATGTCGCGCTCATGGGCCACTATCATATCAGCGGGCGGATCCCGTGGGACGGCCCGCCGGTGATCGTGTCGCCGAGTCCGAAGCCCGCTGGCGAGTTCGTCGAACGGATCGAGGGGCGGATGCCCGGCGACACACAGGGCGTCGCCACCGTGTTCGGCGTCAGCGACGACGGCATCACGGGCGTGTTCCCGGTCGACACGCGACGGTTCTAAGTCGGC